GGGCCTCGCTCCAAGTTTGTTTATTTCATTCAGAAATGGTATTCCAGATCCTGAAAGTAGACGTGAGGTGTACAATAACATACAGGAGACATATGCAGGCGAGGAAAACGCAGGCCGTTTCTTTTTATCATTCTCAGATGCAGATAATGCACCAGAAGTTACGCCAATAGAAGCTGCAAATTCAGATTTTTATATAACATTAGAAGAACGTATATCAACACGTATACTTACAAGTTGGCGCATCACATCACCCGCTCTGTTGGGAATTGCTAATGGAAGTGGTTTTAGTTCTGTTGCTGATGAAATTAGAATTGCTTATGCACATTTTATGGGAACAGTAGTACAACCTAAAAGAAAAAAGATTTTAACATCATTTGGTTATATTCTTAAACTATCTGGATTAAATGTAAAAATAGAAGTTATACCAAATCAAATAGAGGCTCAACCTGTAGATACAGAAGAAGCAGCTCCAGAAGACACAAACGAAAATAATATACCACAGGAATAATGGCAAACGAAACAGTACTTTTAGTTAGCGAACAACGCTTAATTCAATGGACGTCATTAGATAATAATATACGTATCGATGTTCTTACACCATCAATTTTAAATGCACAAGAGACATATACCCAAGACAGTTTGGGAACTAAGTTCTTTAACAGATTAAAAGACGGTGTAAAAGCAAACGATTTAACAGCTAATGAAGAAATGTTTTTAAGAGACTATGTAGGTCCAGCTTTAATGCAATTCTCTTTATACTTATTATTACCACACTTAAAATATAAGATGGTAGAAAAAGGTATCTTAAATGGTACGTCAGAAGAAACTGCACCTACTACTTTACAAGAATTACAATATCTTAGAGAAACTACAATGGACACAGCACAGTTTTATGATAAAAGACTAAGACAGTTTCTAATACAAAATCCTAATATGTTTAACGAGTGGTTAACATGGGAAAACAACGGTATGCCAAGAAATACAGATTCACCTTATTTTAGTGGATTACAAACAGAAAGAATAATAACAGATAATAACTTTTTTAGATATGCGAACACAAGTCCATTCTGTATGCCAGACTAAATTAATAGCTCTGACTACTAAAAGGACAGAGTCTAATATAAAAAGATTAAAAATATATTTATCAAATGAAAAGAAGACTAGACACATTACTAAATAAATTTATAAGTAGAAAACTAATGGTATTTATTATCGCTAGTTTAGGTTTATTTGCTAGTGCTTTAACATCATCTGATTGGGTAACTATAGCAGCAGTTTACATTGGTGGACAATCTTGTGTAGATGTAATTGCTAAATTAAAACAACAATAAAGGAATATGGCTTTTGATACAGGAATTTCGAGTGCGGTACAACAATACGTATATACACAATCTAATGGAGCAGTAACTCAACCAGTTAATGGTAGTTACCTACAAGCTTATTGTGAATATTTAGGTATTACAGAGCCAGTAAATGTATCATGGTTACAAGCACTTTGTAATCATTTTGGCATTACTCAACCAATATATGGTAGTTGGACTATCGCTCTTGCTGATTATTATGGTATAACATATCCTACAGGAGGAACATGGTGGATGGCACTTGCACAAGCATCAGGAGCTGCACCAAGTATACCATTCATATGGGATCAAGATACAAATAATTGGGAAGCAGAAGCAAGAGTATGGGAGATTGGAACACCAGTTGCACCAGTAGCCAACTTTACATCTGATTCTGTAACTATTATAGAAGGTCAATCAGTACAATTTACTGATACTTCAACTGGCGTACCAACTAGTTGGGCATGGGTATTTACCGCAGCAGACCAAGAAAACTACACTATACAAAATCCATCAGTAACATACAGTACTCCTGGTGTATATGGTGTTAGTTTAGAAGTTACTAATGCACAAGGCTCAAATATAAAGACAGTCTCTAACTATATGACTGTTACAGTTCTACCAATTGTTGCAGACTTTAATGCAAATAATGTAACGCCAACTGAAGGTGATACAGTTACATTTACAGATGCATCAACAGGTAACCCAACCCAATGGTCTTGGACATTACCAGGAGGTACACCAGCTACATCTAGTGCACAGAATCCTAGTGTAGTATATAATACTGCTGGTTTATATGAAGTCGCTCTAACAGCATCTAAAACAGGTGCATCAGATACTGAAACTAAAACAAATTACATAGAAGTATTTGTACCATCTACTGTAGATCCTATAACAGAATTTGCTAATGGTATATTTTACAATGTAGTTAGTGACCCATTATCAAGAACAGACTTTAGTAACGGATTATTAACAAATAAATTAGAAACTCTATAATATGGATTACAATTACACAGACGCACCATACTACGCAAACCTTAACCAAGGTACATTAACAGTAGATGGTACACAAACACACAATCTAGTTATTACTGAAGAAGTATTAGTAGTAGATGAAGGTGTAGTTACAGATAAATCAACAAACTATTATACATATGATGTAACTGGTTTATCTATAACTGAAATAGATCAATTAACACGCATAAAAATACAAGAACTCAATGGCTAATTATCACGTAAATTATTTAACAGGTTCTGATTCTACTGGTGACGGTAGTACAGGAACACCTTGGCAGACTATTAGTCATGCTCTTACAACATCGAGTGCAACTACTGGCGATTTAATTAAAGTTGTTGGTTCTACTACTACGGATGTAGATACTGCTGCTAGTTTTGCTACTTTAGAAAGAACTAATCAAATAACAACTGGTTCAGATTTAACTGGTAGTTTATCTGTAGGCGATATCATTATCATCTCACCTAATATTACAGACGGTGTAGAATTTAATGGTTGGATGCATACAGAAGTAGAAGCAATTACTGCAACTACTTTAACTACAAGAGGTTATCACATCTATCCAAATCAAACTGGTTTAACAGTTACTATTACAAAAGTAAACGATGTTATTGACAGTTATACTACACAAGAAAACATAACTGCAGATTTTAGTGGAGCTGTAGTAGAATGTGGTTATGATGCTACATTTACTTCTATTATAGGTTATACATACTGGGTTAACGGAGGAGTTAGTGTAGGTGGTAGATCTGGAACAAAATTCGATATGAATGTAAGTGGTGCTAGTATTGGTAACTGGGATGGTCTATCGCCATTATTTAGAAACTTAGCATTTTGTAAATACGAATATGGTATCAAAGTTCAATTTGGTCAATACGCATATGCAACTAATATTATTTTATTAAATGCTAAAGCAGGAGCCGGTGACCAAGGTTTCTATGCAGGACCATTAGCAGATGGATCAACTCCATTATATATAAATGATTGTGATGGTGCACCTATGGATAAAAACTATATGGTTTACTCTAATCAAGGAGACGAAGCAATAAGTAATATGGCACCACAAAAACTTTATATCAATGTTAACAGAGATAGAAAGATGGAAAGAGGTGGTGGTATTGCCAAAGGTTTAGTTGGTTATTCACAAAATGGTAATGATTTTGGAGCCGCTACTCTGCTTAACCAATCATATAATTACAATATTTCAGGAGACATCGTCATAATGGGTATTGATGATGCAGATTATGGTAGCTCTGCTTTTTACAAAACACCAACTATTATAAGTGGTGTAGGACAATTAACACCAAGTAGTCTTAAAGTAGTTAGAAATGGTAAAGCAGCATCAGACACTCCTATTAGTTTTATTCTAAATAGTAGTGATAACGCTGTTAATGGTAATTCATATGTTAAGTTACCATCAGGTGATAGTATAAAAGATGCTGATTTTTCAACTGTGGCAGTAGCTAACCAACCAGGAACACTATCAAATGCTGGTCAAACATTCGAAGATACAGATGGTTTATGGACCTCTGATAATGGAACTATCTTTAGTAAACAAAATTTAGTAGATCAAGAAACTGGTAATAGTTGTTTAGAACTAGTTCAAACTACAGGTATATCTTATGCTGGATTTAACAGTGGTTGTACTATCGCAGCTTTTCCAGCAGGAAATGCAGGTCAACGTTTAACTGGAGTTACATTTAGATATAAGAAAATATCTGGACAAGCATCTGGTTTTTCAGTAACAACACCAATTGGTGGATCATATAATCAATCTCTAGGTAATATAAACTTTGCAAATACTACATATAGCGATTCAACTGTAACTAATAGTGCTAGATCAATGGCATGGATTAATGCATGTGATCCAGATTTTTTAATACAACTAAGATTAGCTGATGGTGACAGTACAGATACATTCCACGGACTGATTGATAGTATAACACCAATTTATTCATAAAAAAACAAATAACACAAAGATATGGCAACTTTAACAGGAAATGCAATTAATACGAGTTACGAAGGTTTACTCAAAACAACAGACAATGCCGCTATAAGTGGTACTGCAAAAGGAATAACAGATGGTGCAGGTAATGCCATCAATATGGAAATTAAAACAAACCAAATCAACTTCCCATCTGGAACTGTAGATTTTACAGGAGCAACAGTAGTTGGAGTTGGTGGTGGTGGAGCTGCAGGCTTAGAAGCAGGATCAGGATCAAACTCTATGCAGTCAGCTGCTAGTTTAACTGGTACTGCAGCAAACGCTTCAGGTGGTCAATCGATTTCTATAGGTGATGCCTCGGTTGCAAGTTCAACTCAAAGTACCAGTGTGGGTAAAGGTTGTGAAGCAACTGGTTTAGAATCTCAAGCATATGGAAATGATTCTGATGCAGTTAATTCAAATGATACTGCAATTGGGCGTTCATGTGTTGCCCAAGGTGGTTCTAGTACAGCCATTGGAGCAAACAGTACGGCAACTGGAGGTGCCAGTGTGGCAATTGGAAATGGTGCAAATACTACTGCATATGGTGCCATAGCACTAGGTGATGGAATTACAGCAGCATACAGTGATACTTTAAGTATTAAGTTGTTAGAAATACAAAACTACTTAAACATTAACTTCGCAGATGATGCAGCAGCCTCTGCAGCGGGAGTACCTTTAGGTGGTGTATATCATACAAACGGTGCACTGAAGATTAGAATTTCGTAGATATATATAGTATTGATGGCTGTCATGTGCCATTGATTTATTTAGGTTGAGCCCCTGTATTTAAGCCATTTTTTACAGGGGCTTTTTTATGCAAAAAAAGAAGCCAGTGACGATCAAGAACACTGGCTTCAAACAAGTAAAATATAATAAATAGTACAAAACTATAACGTTACTAAGATTAGTAACATACCTTATATATCCAGTTTTTTTTTTGTTTCAAATTATTTTAAAAATAAATCACTCCAGATTTTTTTATGTCAATTATTTGTGGTATATTAGTAGTATACTAATGGAGGTTATTTACCTTCTAAAGAAATTATTTTAAAAATAAACGCTAAATAATTTTTTTATGTCAAAAAGATTTGGTATATTAGTAGTATAATAATAACAATAACAAATAAAAACAAGTAAAAATGAAAAATCAAAACAAAAACTCAGTATTAGTATTAGAAAGCTTTATTGAAAACCTAAAAAAGTTAGGTAAAAACCCTACACGTATTACAATTATCGAAACCTCTGCATTTATAGAAGTCGGTATGAACATCACAAAAATAAATAAAGGTTATATCTTTGATATGCGCAATGCTCAAATTGCTGAAGGTAAATGGCAATCAGACGGAACAATTCATCAAACTATAGATACTAATTGTTTCAATGGCTCATACAAAGCACGTCTAAATGAATTAGACCGCGAAGATAGACTTGAAGCAAAGTTCGCAAAGCAAAATGCAGAAGAGCCTATTTTCTATGATTTATCTTATTCAAAATAATTTAAAAATAAACGCTAAATAATTTTTTTATCTCAATAATTTGTGGTAATATAGTAGAGTAATAATAACAATAACAAATAAAACTAAACAAAATGAATTACACAATTTGTCCAACAATCAACACTGAAACTGATCCTATTTACTTTCCCGTAAAAGAGTATTGTACAAAACACAATATTAGATTAGAACAACATTCTAACACTTGCTTTATTTCACATGAGAATTTGAGTTATATTAGATGTGTTGAACAAGTAATATACAAATGCCATAGAAAATCAGTACAACCTGAATGGCAAGGATAAAAAACTTTGAAAATAAACGCTAAATAATTTTTTTATATCAAATATTAGTGGTATATTAGTAGTATAATAATTAATTAATCAATAAAAACAAAACAAAATGAGAACAATTTCAACTGAACAACGTAACGAAGCATTAGAACAATTATCATGGAATGAGGATGCTAAAGTAGAACACTTACTAAAATTTGATGTATTCTATATCAAAGACAAAGAAGAACTATTAGAGTGGGTATCAACATTCACACAAGAGATGTGGAGACATCAAGGAATTACCGCAGCGTATAATGGATATACAACTTATGAAACTAAGAATGGAGAAACTCTAATCTCAGAAGTATTCTTTAGAACTGATAAAGTCGTAGATGGTGAAGAATTATTAGAACAAATATCATGGGACGTTAGTCATAACGTTATGTTTTTAGGAGTAGAACAGAAATCAATGGTATGTGATGATTTAGCGGATGTCTATTTAGACTTAGATTATCACTTTGATTATTATGGTCCACAAGCTTTGTATTCATATACTGACGAGCAAATGCACGATATCTTTGGTGAAGACGCTCAAATGTTTATGGAAATGAGTAACTAATCCTTATCTATAATGAAACAAATAGTTCTTTCTAATAGAACTAATAGTCTAAAAATCAAATATTTTATGAAATCTGTCTTTTTTTTGAAACTATGTTGATATATACTATATAATTAATGTAACAACGAAGTTACACCTAAATAAATTTTTATACAATGAATGAACAGGAAATCAATTACTTCTTAGATGGAGTAGAAACAAAACAAGGTTTAATCGAATCAATCGAAAGCCTAAGAGATGAACTAAGAAAGGCTATGGCTCCTATGATGGAACCAGTACTAAAAGAAGACAAAGAGTTTGATACTAAACGAGGTGATTCAATCTCAGAAGAACAAGACTATATCTATGAGTCAGATCTAAATCAGTATGAGAAAGCAGTACTGCTTTTTATGCATCACAGATCTACATGGCCACAATCTGTTAATGCAATTGCAGAAGCATGTAGTATTAGTACTTCGAGTGTAAAAAGAGTAATCAGTAAATTTATGATGAGTGGTGGAATTATGAGAGCACCATTTGAATCAGGATATTTACTAACTAAATTTAAAAACCAATAATTATGAGTGCAATAACAATTAGAGACGAATCACAAGATGTATGGCCAGACGATACTAATCATCGCAATTATTTAGCATACGAAATACCTGGTAAAACTACTTATGGTAATCAAACAGTAGTAGTAACTCAAAAAACTATAGGCGCACACTATTTAGATATGAGATTGGTTCATAATGGATATAAACCTGGTGATGGCGGTAATGGAGGTTTAGTAGAACTAGAAATTGAAACTGATTATATGCATGAGTATGGTTATGATAGTATTCAAGTTAATAGGACTAAACATGGTTTTAAACTTATTATAGAAGGTCAATCTGAAAGAGAACAACTTGTAAAAGTTTTACAAACTGCATTAGATGAATTAAAAACAATTAAATAAAATGACTAAAGAAACTAAACAAACAAAAGAATGGATAGATTGCCTATTTAATTCAGGCGAGTATACTTGCATGGGTCATAAATTCGAAAACAAAACATTTCCTGTAAGTAAGATTGCTGAATCACAAGAGTATGTGTCTATTAATCCTATGAAAAAAGGAACTACTCGAAGCTATAAAAATGTTACACGTTTTAGTAACTTCTTATTTGAGATGGATCACTTTAGTAAAAGAGATCAAGCAGAAATAATGAAGAAGTGTGGACTACCATTCTCAACTATAGTAGATAGTAGTAATAAATCATTACATTTTATTGTAGCATTAGATCATGACTTAGGTGATAGAACTATGTATACTGCATACTTTAAAGCTATGAAGACTGTGGTTGAAAAATTCGGTGGTAAAATAGATGAAGCATGTAAAGATCCTGGTAGATTTACTCGTAGTCCTTATGGTGTTAACACTAAATTAGAATTAAGTGAGAAGAGACCAAACATACATGATAGAATTCAGAAAGTTAAATGGATTGGTGCACGTACTAGTTTAAAGCTGCTAGATGAGTGGTTATCTAAGAATGATGTAGATCCATTAGATTTTATTCAAGTACCTACTGTGCGTACTGATTATGTCGGTGTACACTCGCAAGCAGATGCTGATCTTAAATGGGATTGGATTATCAAATACTTTATGAAGGACGACGTATATGAAGATGGTAACAAACATAACTATCAGATTAAAATGGTCTATTGTTTACTAAGAGCTGGTTTAACTGGTGATGAAGTAGATACATTATTAATGAGTAAGTTTGGTGAAGTCTCAACTGGTATTAAGTCAGCTAATAATTTTGAAGCAGATGGCGATCCTATCTATGTACCTACAATGGAAGAACGTAGAGAATATTACAAAGCACAAGACGAATCAGAAGCCTTAGAAAGAAAGCGTAGAGGTTATGATAGAGATGATATACCTAAGACTGAAATAGAATTTAGACCAGAAGAAATAGATCGCTATCTTGCAGTTGGTACTGAATACTTTAAAATAGATTCAGTTACTGATGAATTAATTCCATGGACTAAAACTATGTTTGAGAAACTTTATGGAGGTCGTAGTACACCACCTTTATTATATGATAAGTTTGGGTATAAACCTGATTATACCTCTGAGCAGTTTCCGAATAACTTAGGAGCAGATGGAAAAACTAGGAATAGATTTATACGTCCAGACTGGCAAGCTACACCTGGTAAATGGGATACTATAGAAACAGGACTACGTCATGGTTTTGGTGATCAGTATGATATGGCTTTACAGTACTGTGCTATTTCAATCCTATATCCAGAAGCTAAACTACCTGCTATTCTTTTTGTAGGTGGTGAAGAGAGTGGTAAGACATCAGTTATTCAAATCTTAATCTCTTTAATTGGTAAACAAGCCTATAAAAAAATCGGCGGTAAACAATTAGAATCAGACTTTACAGACTTTTTAGCTGAATCACAATTAGTAGTTGTTGAGGAATCTGGTAATTGGAAAAACCCAGAGGCAGTGATGGATAATCTAAAGGATTGGATTACTGAGAATGGACAACAGACTGTTAATCCTAAATATGGTAAACAGTATAAATCACCAATACATAGTAAATTTGTTTTTTCATCTAATAACTATGATGCATTACATCTAAGTGGTAAGGCTACTAGATTTTGGGTTAGAGAAATGGATACTGCACCTACTACTAAAATCAGTCAGTATAAGGAAAAAGTTGAAGCAGAAATGGGTCACTTTGCACACTACTTATTAACTTATGTAGCACCTGAATTAAGGTTAGATAAAGATGGTAATCTAGATACTAGTCACAGTAGATTGTATTTTGCACCTGAAGATTATGTTACTAAGATAAAGGGATTTATGCAAGACCTTTCAAACTCAGAGTTATATGAACAGATACTCGATAGTATTTGTAAACACTTTGAGATACACGAAGATCAAGATAAATGTTTTGCAGACTTAGACTCAATCAAAGATCAGTTAGGTTTAGGTAAAAAAGGTATGCCTAATAATAAAGAGATTAAAATGTGTATGAAGAATGAGTTTAAAAAGGATAGATCAACAACTATTACAAGACCTGATAGTCTTCGATTCGATCCAAAATACCCTAAGATTCTAGAAAAACAACCAACTCGAAGAGGTAATTGGTGGATATTTGATAGAGAAACTGTCATGGACATCTTTTAGTGGTGAAAAAGTCTTACTTTAGATTTACTGTAAAATGCTGTTTGGGACTCACCAGTTGCTTTTTTATACTAGTATAATCTAATAGTAAGACTTTTAACCTATCTGGAGAACCTGCATAGTTTTCAACCACTGTTAGTGGTAGGATCTGGTGCAGTTCTTGAAAAGGCTGAAAAAGTAAGACTTTTTACTTTTAAACATTTTAAACAAACTAAGTATAACTAACATGATACCAACACTAGTACACTATAAACAAATTATTTTAGATAACATCTTGATCAAGTCAGATCCTAATGATAGACATATTCGAGAGTGGACTCATAAAGACATACAAGTCAAGAGACTGCTCAGAGACATGGTTAGAGATCAACTAATTCGAATAGAATATGAACACAAAGGCAAGACAGTTAAACGTCATCTAAAGCAACTGGTGCGACAGATTATCGACCACCCCAATTATTAACAACTAAAAAATACAAATATATACAATATGTACAATCAATCAGATTACTTCAAACCATTAGACCTATTAGAAATAGAAGCTATACGTTTCTGTAAACATAAACATGTCAGAGATTGGTATTACTATGACTATGGTAACACCTTAACAGATCGTTTAAAACAGATACCACATCAGGTACAACTCGTAGAGTTAGACGCAATGCAAAGAGAACTAGAGATATGGTCACAAGAGACTATGCGAGACTTAGAAGGTTATGAGGCCTTTGAATTATGTAAACTGGTTAAAGAACAAAAAGCAAAATTATCAATGCAGCTAGATGAATTACACTCAGCTGTCCAAAAACTAAAATAGATGAGAGTACAAATACCATATTGGGCCAAAGATGTTAAAGACGAATCAATACTATTACTAATTGCATTTGCTCACAGAGTAACTATGAAGTATGGTCATGAGGATTGGTACAGTCTACATAAAGAGGATGCAGGTGTTATCTGTAATAAAAGAGCTGACGGTCTAGTTAAATGGTTACAAGAACAGGAAACTGGTCTAATGGAGTTTGGCGAACCATATGATCATACTTTGATATTTAAGTTGCCATATCTACCTAACCGTGGAGGTCGTCAGAAATCTGTAGAGTACATTGAGTTCTCGAGAGAAAGAGAACGTCTAATATGGATGTATATCTTAGGTTGTGTTAACCATAATATTCTGCAAGATAAAATAGCAGAGACTCATGGTAGATACAGAAAGAATACATATCAAGTAACAGAGTTTTCAATTAGCAGAGTTGCTGAAGGTTATATTAGAAAACAAGACAGAGATGAGAAGACGTAAACTAACAGAATTGATATTCGATAACTATTGTCTCGAAACCGAAGAGATGAAAGAGAGATGTCAAGAGACTGTCTTTGAGTACTATTATGATCGTAACAATATGCAACTAGAAGAGGCCTTAGATGAGATCGCATCAGATATCATAAGATTAGAATCAACAGAACAATACGAACGTTGTCTGTTGTTAAAAGATATATTAGAAAGATTTGAATAAATTCTTAACAGAGCGCTACGAAGACATATGCATTATGGCTCAAAAGATATGTAAAGGTAATCATGAATGGGAAGAGGTTGCACACTATGCCATCGCAGAGTTTATGGAACATGAAAGAGGTCAAGAACTAGTAGATGCTGGTAAGGCCATGCAGTTTCTCTCAGGTATTATATGGCGTAGTTATAATTCATCGACTAGTCAGTACCATACACTGTATCGTCAAAAGAACAGAGTACACAGTTTAGATGACAGACTAGCCATAGATCCTAACATACTGAATCAACCATATGAAGAGTATGACCATGAACAGGATTATGTAGTCACAGCAATAGAAGGTATTATAGAAGACATGGCATGTGATAAAACTGGTTTATGGTTTAGAGCTACTCTGTTTCAAATGTATATGATTACACCTAACTACTCAGAGTTGGCTCGTAAAACAGGTATACCAAGAAACTCAATCTCACATGCAGTAGACGAAGCCAAACAATATATCAGACTCGAACTAAAAAAACAAGGAATAGATTATGATTTTTAAAACTCTTATTACTATAGTAGGTCTAGCCTCATGTGTAAACCTCATACATGAAACACCTCTATATCAGTCACTACTCAGTAGGTTAAAACTAGATCGTAAACCATTTAACTGTGTTATGTGCAGTACATTTTGGGTTACATTAGGATTTACTGTATTTACACATGGCGCTCAAAGTATATTTATATCTGGGATAGCAGCCATCACAGCAGAAATTATAAACAGACAAATACACAAGATATGACAAACGAAGACTACCAATGGTTACAACAAAGAGAGAACCTCATGTACACTAGTTTGAGACTAGACACCATGACTCGACAACATCTCTATGACATTTACAACAGACTAACAGGTGAAGCTAAAAAGCCCAATGGCTGTGGATCATGTCTTAGAAATACTATCAGAATAGTTAAACATAATTACTTACTTAAAAAAAATAAACAATGATGACATACTACGTATACCAAACCAACAGTGGCGCCTACAAGATATCAGATGCATATGTTGCAGGTCATGTACTTAAGATCAATGCCAAGACTCTTAAGTCTGCCAAGAGTACCCTAACCAAGTGGAAAAAAATGATAAAAGACGATGAGTAAATTCAGAGGCGGAGATGCCAACATAAACAGAGATGGTCGACCTAAGGGTTCCAAGAACAAGAACACTCAAGAGGTCAGAGAAGCATACCAAAGATTAGTCGAAGGTAACTTAGAGAATATGAGTCAATGGATTCAGGCTGTAGCCGCAGAAGATCCAGCGAAAGCCTTTGATCTAATGGTTAAGTTATCAGACTTTGTAATACCTAAACTAGCCAGAACAGAATTAACTGGTGCTAATGGTGATGATCTATTTAAAGACATGAAGTTTGAATTTGGACCATCAGTAGCCGCACGCTTAGATTCACTCGAAGGCCTAGAAGACATAGAGATAGATGAGTAGATCTATAGTTCCCAAGAAAAACAAAGCGGAAGATGATATTGTCATGACACCTGAGTGGTTAGCGAAAACTATGATTGATACTCTTCCAATTCACGGTAAAGTATTAGATCCATGTAGAGGCTTAGGAGCATTCTATAATCAACTACCTGGTGATAAAGATTGGTGTGAATACTCAGAAGGTAAAGACTTCTTTGAGTATAAAGATAAAGTAGACTGGATAGTCACTAATCCGCCATGGAGTATTTATAGAAAGTGGTGTCAACACTCATATAAAATAGCAGACAACATAGCATACTTAATTACTATTAACCATGACTTAGCTTTATCAGCACGAATAAAAGACATGGAAGAAGCAGGATTTGGAATACGAGAAGTTTATACTATCAAATCTCCTAAAGAAAATCCAGGAACAAAACCATGGCCACAAATGGGCTTTCAGTTAGGATGGGTATGGAAACAACGAGGATACACTGGACAAATAAAATGGACAAACTTATAAACTATGTCTAAAAAAGCAATTGGATTTAATCCACATGGAGGACAACAAAGAGTAATAGATGCCATAATCCATGGACCTGAAAAGTATATTACTGTGGTCTCACCACGACAGCAAGGTAAATCTTTACTTCTTGTTAATCTACTCTTGTATTATGGTATTAATGACAAAGGCTCTAAGATTGGTGTAGTAGCTCCTATTTACTCACAAGCTAGAAAACTAATGGAAGATCTATACGAAGCCATTAAAGACTCAGGTATTGTAGAAGCAACTAACTTTTCAAATCATGAGATAAAACTTAAAACTGGTTCTAAGATTTACTTTAGATCCTCAGAGCGAGAAGATGGACTAAGAGGGTACACATTTTCGTACTTATTTCTAGATGAAGCTGCATATCAAACAGAAGATGCATGGAAACGTGCTATTCAACCAACAGCCCTAGTACATGGTAAAAAGTGTGTCCTATTCTCTACACCACGTGGTCGCCAATCATGGTTCTATGAGATGTTTCAAATGGGTCAAGACACATCATACCCTTCACATACTTCAGTTAGGATGGAACAATATGATAATCCTTATATTAATATGGAAGAAGTCGAAGCTGCTAAGAGATCATTACCTGATGCTATCTTTAGAGCTGAGTACTTAGGCGAATTCTTAGAAGGTGAATCACAAGTATTTCAAAACTTTAACTCTAATACATTTGATAGATTTCCAAGACCTCAAGGTAAATGTTATATGGGTGTTGATTTAGCCCAATCTGGTGACTACACTGTTGCAGTGGTAATGGACTCTTCTGGTGCAGTCGTAGATATTTACCGTGATAATCATAAGGAATGGGAAGACATGTCGACCAGAATCATCCAATTAGCTCAGAAGTATACAGCTACTCTAATGATAGAAACAAATAGTATGGGAACTGTCGTCCTAGAGGGTATTCGTAAAAGATATCAAGATGCACATGGTTTTAACACCTCAAACCAATCTAAGAGAGACATAGTCGAGTCCTTGATTATGGGTTTCAATGATGGCTCTGTTAAGATACCATCAGCTACTCTGTATCCTGAACTACATAGAGAACTCGAAGTATTTGAGATGACATACAATCCACAATCCAGATCTATTAAGTATGCAGCACGTCCACCGTTTCATGATGATATTGTAATTGCACTTTCAATTGCTAACTGGAACAGGTTACAAAACAAACAGTATGGCCAATATGCTATCCAAGGTAATAGTAACAAGACAGACTCAGGGTTTAAGTACTTGTAGTAAACTAAGATAGATAATTCAATAGACTATAAATTTATATTTATTAGTATGGCAGTTAAATTAACAATTAATGATACCAAGTTAGAGTTACCCTCGAGACTATCAATTTCACAGTGGGAAGCTCTACTTAAATGGGACTATGCAGATGTCAAAGATTGGCCATATATTTTAGCCTGTGTCTTAGAAACAGATGCAGAGCAATTTAAATCTGCAACTCTAGATAGTATGACTCTAGCTATATCATTTGTTATAGTCTTGATGAATGCTCGAGCTAAAACTGATATCAAAGACTTTAATACTATTAACTTTGGAGAGTTTGTAGATCTAGATATTTGGATTACTAATGGTGTAGAAAAACATATAGATGAGATTATAAAGTGTCTACAAATTAGAACACCATGGTCTGATGAAGCTCTATGGATCATAGAACAGTATCAGAAATTCAGAGTGCATACATACAGATCATACGCCGCTCTATTTGGTTTAAATGACAAACCAGAAGACAGAGATGAAGAAGACTTAGACGACGTAGATCCACAAAAGATAGCTAAAGGTTGGTATCGCATCATAGTAGATCTTGCAGACAATGACGTCCTAAGATTAGATGCCATTACAGAACAACCATTAAAGAAGATACTTAACTTTATGAGCCTTCGTAAGGAACTACAGTTAGAAGAGAACTTTAAACAATTACAACAAAAGAGACAAAATGACTTATCAAGAAATCGTAAATAGGATCCAATCAGTAGTCGACAACCACTTTCAGTTAGCTGATTTTGGTTATGGCGACCTCAGTGATTTAAAAACTAGATTTGAGAATACTAGCGGAGACTCAGCAGTACAAGCAGATTACCCATACCTATTCTTAAATCCAGGTACACACTCTCGTTCAGGTTCAACTATTACTTACAACTTTAATATGATTGTAATGGACATGACAAGAGGTGAAGTAGATGACCAACCATATAACAACCAGTTAGCTATTCAGAGTCAGTGTCAGCAAATGATTGATGATGTCTTAGCAAATCTATATTATGGTTTTAAAGATCTACCAGAAGTAGTTAGAACTAATATTAGTTATCAACCATTTAATGAGAGATTCCAAGATGCAGTTAGTGGTATGACAGCAAGTCTAAGTATAGAAGTACCTCAAGGTCTAAATGATTGTATCGCACCTATTCAAGAATGGGAATTAGTAGACCAAT